TTCCTCTATGTACCCTTTCAATATGCGAGCCGAATATAAGACCCTTAAACAGGCCTTCGGTGAGAGAGTTAGTGAATCTTCAGATAGTGACCCCTCATCCGAGTGGCTACGCAAGCGTGTGCCACACAACTCTGACGCTCGAGTTCAAGCTCAAGTCAATGACGAGATTGGTGATGAGTCTTTCAACGATGGTTTCGACCAAGATGATGACAAGTATGATGCCCAATATGATTCTTATGAAGACAAGCATAACTGGGCCGGCGATGGTGGTCCAGGTAGCCGTATGTATTTCGACCGTATCCGTGAATCTGAAGTGGATTTCCAGACGCCGGAGGGAAACCGGCAGGAGGAACTACGGCCCGAGACAACCATAGATGCCGCATCTGTGGCTCGAGTGGAACCTGCGACGTCGTGCCAGAAGTCACTGAGCACCCTGACGCCACCGCCATGCGTGACCATTCCGCCTCCTTCGAATTCTTCGATGGAGACGCAGACCGTTGTGGTAATTCCATCGTCAGGGTTGTTGGCCATTGCAACCAACCAGGTAGCGCCACCCGAACAAAAGGGGAAGGGCGAGTTATCGGAGAAATTAAATCCGGGGCCTTCGAACTCCCTTCTCCAGTGCGAGACGCAATCTGCAACCTTGTCAACCCCCCCAAAGGCCCAAAAGCGGAGGAAGCGTCGCTCAAAGGGCTCGCAGTCAAGTGTACAGAAGCGACTGCCGCCCCGCCAGAAGAAATGATGCGACGTGCCGTCGCACTGTTAGCTGAGCGGACTAAACACTCGTCAGTGGCCTACGACCCTGATTGTCCTGCCAGCGTAGAAAAGAGAGTTTTGGAGGTAATTAATACGTCTACATTTAACTTCCAGTCGACCCCAGGCAACCCCCTCAATAATATTTTCAAAAAGAATGCGGATGCTCTATCCGAAGAGGGAATCCCACTGCTCACTAAGTTAGTGGTGGACCGTTTAGTTAAGATACATAAGCTAACGGAGGAGGAAATCGATGCGATGAGCCCGCAAGAGGCCATCGCTCGAAATCTCGTTGATCCTATATCAATCTTTGTTAAAGAAGAACCTAATCCCGAGCGCAAGCTCCTCACAAAGACGGTCCGTATCGTCTGTGCTGTGTCTCTCGTCACTCAGACGATTGAGCGGGTTTTTTTCGAGGATTTGGCCGACAAGCAGATCCTGAGTTGGGACACCATTCCACTCAAAGCGGGTATAGGTTTCGACAAAGCGAATCTTGAGAAATTCATTCGAGGTTTACCAGAAAAGATCAGGCGTGGCGTCGTTGACATGGACGACGTTAGTGGATACGATTTTAGCCGCAAATTGTGGCAAAATCTCATGTACATTGATTACGTCAATAGAATGATCGACGCTTGCAGCGCGACTCATTCCCTTATTCGCAAATTTGAGAAACTTATGATGAAGCAGATCTTTGTGAATGGCAACGGAAAGATGTTCATGATCGAAAACGAGGATGGCGAGTTGATTCCGATACAGCTATCCGGCCGCTTTATGACAATCTTCCAGAACTCGGTAGTGCGAGTCCTAGTCTCATACCTTTACCAAATGATGGCATTGGGAAAAGCTGACGATGAAGTAGCAGCAATAGCTGCGGGAGATGATTGTGCGGCCTCCGGAAGTGATACCAAACCAGAGACTATGGATGCTAGAAAGAAATGGCATCTCGAAGTAGCGGGTTGGAAACTGACCGACGTGGTATCCACAGAGAACAGTAACAAACTTGAATTCTGTTCGCACGTCTTCGACCTGGAGACAGGCGATGCTCTCCCATTGAATTGGGGTAAAACATTATTCCGGTTTTTAAATAAAGACCCTGCTCGCTATTCAGAGAGTGAGCGCTTTGAATTTGTCAAAGAGCTTAAGCGGTTGACTGAAAAACAAATCGGTCCTGCTTTCAGGGATATTATAGTTAAAGCTGGGTGGGGAGAGGATCTTAATCGTGTGGAGGGCGCGATTATTACAACCGAAATAGTAAAACAGATGTCCAATGCAAATGCAAGACCAAGAAACAGACAACCAAATCTCGCTGGCGTTAATAACTACCAAGGAGGGCAAATCCAAGCTGTACCGCGGCGTCGTCGTCGCAGTAAGAAGCTCACCCTCGGAAATTCCAGTTTCCTCAGTGGAACCAAAATGGCAGCAGAGCGAGCGAAGCGCGAGCGATACCTTGCCAAGGTCGAATCCAGAACCGCAACCAGGCGTGGGCGCAAAATCCGGGTGCGTAAAAGCGACGGGAACGTCACCGACGTGCACCGCGACCACTTCCGTGCAGCAGCCGAGTATATCCACGCCGCTTTCAACCCGAGCGTACGTGGAGCGTTACCGCCGACGACCAATAACCCAGTGAAGAGTTTGAACGCAGTGCCCTTTCAGACTGTAGCTGTTTGGAGCGCCGGACTCACCGGGATGACGAATCTCCAATTCGCATTCCCTCTTGGACACGTTCGTCCATCACCCACGAACCCCATGGATGGGAATTCTTTCCATTCCCTGCCTATCCCCTATAAATTTAGCGCTGACACATATAGGGAGAATAATGCAACGGGACCTTGTGACTGGACTTATGATGGCAGCACGCATTACACCGGCTTGGCCGCTGTCATGTCGCGAATACCTCAAACCCTTGGTGGCGGGGCAGAGTACGTTGATGCGAACTACTCCGAATTTCCCACTACCACTGGTCCTAGCCTTGAAAGAACCCGCCTTCTCTGGAACCAGAATTTCCCCATCGAAGCTGTTTATAACGCCTCCGGCAAGCAAGAAGTCCACCTCCGTTGGGCTATGGTTTCTGCTGAACTCAAACTGACGAATGACACCCCCATCGGAAACCGTGGTGGCTACTGGATTATTTGGGAGCCATCCACCAACCAGATTCCGCCGCTGAATATGTCTGATTTTGGTGGGGGCCAAGTGATTGCACCCCTCAATAACTCCCTTATTGAGGACTTACCTACGTTCCACGTTGTCCCAGCAGACATGAAAGAACACCGTTACGTAGTGAGAGGTCGCACCGGAGCGCGCGACTTCTGGCATGACACAAAACCCGCCGCAATCGAAGATTTGCTCGCAGAGAACGCATTCCCCTATATGGGTTTGTATTGCGTATTCATCAATACAACTCCTGATGTCCAAGCAATTCGAGTTGAGCTTACAGTCAACTGGGCCGTGGCTGGACCGATAACCGAGAACCTAGGCACGCGCACAAAACCTGCATCACTAGCCGCCCCTGCCATGACGGCCACGCTCGATGCTGTGCGTGAAGCTCAAGTGCCTATGGCTAAAGCAACAGAGCATGTGCTTTCATCACTTCCAGACGCGAGCGCCCGCTCCAACATCATGAGCCACGTTGCGAATTACGCGCTTGGAGCTGCCAAAGCCTTTGGCACCAGCGTCGTGACCAACCTGATGAATTAATTTCACAGGTTGAAGAGGTTAGACCCAATCCAGGAGTGGATTGGTGAAGATGGCCACATAAGCTACTACCATCACCTTATCGAGCAGGTAACTACAACAACCCACGAAGAATATAATATCGATGAAGTGTCCCATATGCGTCAAATTTGACGCACCACAGGTGTTTTCCCTGTGGCTGCACACCACGCTTCCGCAGGAATGCGGTGACTGAGCTGTGTTGGCGGTTTGGGAAGTTCCGCGGTTACAAGATCCAGCTCCTTAATTGTCGAGTGCCTAAGGGCAGATCAAAATTGGAC